CAGTCGGAGTCCGGTCGATTGGTTTCGTGACTGGATCAACAGTTCCGTTTCGAGTGCGACCATTGACTAGCAGCGGATACTCATTCGCTCCGACACGTGAACCATCAACCTGCTGGTTCATTCCGCCGCCGAACGAATCTTGCGCGAAGATAAGAGGATTACTCATTGTTCCCACTGGTTAGTGTTAGTCGGACGGATTCCATTGCGGGCTGCATTGCTAGCCGCCTGAAACGAGGCAATAACCGGATTCTCACCAAACGCAAACTTCATCTCGATCTTGGACGCCGAATTCGCTAGGATGTTGCTCAAGAGCGCTTGCGACTTCGCGGCGGCCATCAGGACTCGATCTTCTTTGCCCTCTTGTTTCGCTGCGATGAACTCAAGAGTCTTCCAGTAGATCGCCTTGTCGTAAAGCTCACCAGCCGTGAACACATCAGTATCGTTCACCATCGGCTCGAACACATGCTTGTAGCATAGCTCGATCAGCTGCGACTCTGTGAGGTTGTCGTTCCTGTCTAACACCTGAACAAGCACGAACTTTGCCTTGGTCAAGTGTGATGGAATGTCTGACACTTCAGTTCCATCCAGTGTCGTGACAACAAGATCGTATGTTGTAGCCGCAGACTTAACGATACTCGTGACATTCGAGAAAAAGTTAACCGTTGACTTCGAGGCTTCGCCAGCAGCAAAGCGAACTCGCTCAGTGATTCGAGCAGCCAACGATGAAGACCCAACAATGAACACATCGAATGCAGTCGTAGCCGCAGCCGGAAGTGTAATCGTCAGCGTTCCTTCGTCGAGTATGTTACGCTTCAACGCCGATTCACCTTTGCGCCGCCACTGACGCATTGGGGTTAATTGCGATTGACGAGTCCAACTATCCCGCAGGTAACGCGGCCTCATGTCAACCTGCTGAATCGGATCGAGAGAATCGTAATCACGCAAGCCGATGATATCTCCGACATACCACGGAAGCGCAATCTGCTGCTCGTCAACATCGAGCACGAAAATCTGCTCACGCTCTGATCCTGTGAGATCAGCAGTGTTGTAGATTTCACGCGCGGCGTGATTGATCTGCGAAACAATCCAAGCTCTGTCACGTGAGCTTGCACTGTCGGAACCGATATCTTCGGTTACTTCTGTGAGAATGTCGTAGAGCATAAAGGTTAGCGTCAATATTTGAACCGGATTGCAATAATCTTAAAATTCCAGTCGGCTGCTAACGTGTCACCAGCACAGGTTATGGTTGATGTATGACTCTTCCCAATATAGCTATAAGTATCCTCACGATACCAGAATAAGTCTACTTTCGTGGCATCAGCATAGGTAACAAACAGCGGCTTGAAGTATCGTTGTCCGACAGCGCTCAAGCTTTCAATTCCAATCTCATCTCCAACGGAATACCCTCCGGAACCTGTGTTAGCCTTGTTAACCATGACAACCCTAACAATATGCGGAACACCACCGAGGCTGTGAGTGAAAGTTCCTGCCCCGGCTAAGTTTGTGTAGGTGACATTTGCCACCGTAGGCATGGCGGCGTTGGTTTCATACTTCACCACAGGGTAGTCGTAAGCCACTGAACTACCGTTATAGACTACGCTAGAGTAGGTGGAAGCTCCAGCTACGGTGAGGTTAGACAATATAATCCCCCCAGTCGCAATGTTCGTGCTCGTAATCGTCCCGCTCGCAACATTCGACCCCGCAAGCGCAAACCCATTCGTCAGCATGTAAGTCCCAATCGAATTCGCCGCAATCTTATCGCCAGTAATCGCCGCCGCAGCAATGTTCGCGCTCCCGACTTGCAGATTGCCGATGTTCGCGCTCGTGATCGTTCCGACTGCGATGTTCGTGCTGGTGATTGTTCCAGTCCCAATCTTCGTTCCAGTGATCGTCGCGTCTTGAATCTTCGCGTCAGTCACTGCGTTGTCTGCAATCTTTATCGTCGTGACAGCATTCGTTGCGATCTTGTCGGTTGTCACGCTGTAGTCAGCAATGACAGCAGTCGCAACGATGTTGGTCCAATAACCGTTGGTGTTCCAGACCTTTGGTGTTGGCAACGCTGTGCTCGTGTCAAGCCACAGGTATCGTTGATACTTGGTGATGACGGATGCGCTTGGATAGCCATTCGTGTAAATAACCATACCACGATAAGGCCCGACGTAGGCGTTATCGACAAGCTGATTAAGCTGTGATGGTGTGAAACTAGACGCTCCAGTGAAATCCACACCTTTCACAAGATCAGGATCGGCGGCGTGGAGTGAACCACAGGCCGCCAAGTAGAGGCTAATAAACGAGTTGAGCAGTGTCTTTTTCATAGAGGGGCATTGTCTAACCAAGCTGAACCGGTGTTGAAGGTGAAAGGGAAAGGAATTTCACCGAAATGATACCAACGAAGGTAGCTTTGAACGGCAAGATCAAAGGCTGATCCTTGAGACTCAAACCTGTCCTTAAAGATCAAAACTTCTGCAATATCCAATCGACCATCATTAAGTCCAGTCTTTTCGGTGGCGAGTGCAAAGTCGAGAGACCCTGTCACAGGAGTAATTGTTGCATCACTAGAACTCCCACCGCCAAGTTGATCAATCCTACCGTTCATAAACGTAGAAGGACTGGCAAGTCGCCCAACTGAGAAAATGTGTGGCAGGCTGTCTGGAATTGTCTGGTCAAAATAACCTGAGTTTTGTCCGCAACGTAACTGATCAGTGTTCCCAACAGCCATATCCAAAAAGTTTGTCATGCGAAGCAGCGTGCGCTGTAAAGCTCCACCTAGCGTAACAGCACCAACAACATAGAGCATCATACTATCCCAAGTCGAGTTAGGGAAAGTCGTATAAAAGTTACGGGCAGAACCATCAGTAAACTTCCATCGTCCACGCAGCCATGTAGAGTCTGGAGACTCTAAATATGGAGCCGTTGGAGTTCCAATAGAACCAGCGGTCGAAAATTGAACTCCAGCTATCGAATCAGTCCAAGGAATCGTGGTGTTTGCTCCGTCGCAAGTCCATCTGTGTGAAGGTGTAGCAGGAAGCGCCACAGTAACAGTGTTAGTAAAGCTCGTGAACTCAGCCCCAACCGCAAGCGCATAATCCGCAATCGAACGGAAGTCTGTCGGCGCAGTGCGAACGCTCGTAATCATCCGAATCGTGCTTCCTTGCACACTCGCAGTTCCCGGGAAGCTCCACACTTCGAGGACGAAGTTGGCCCGCACTCGTTGTTTGTTATACAACGTGACAACATCCGTCAAGTTGAACAGAGGGTCCTCCCACAACTTGTAGCGATACACCACATCACCAACACGCCATTTGATGCACAAGCCGTAGGTCACACCTGTCGGCTTAACTGGACGTGTCGCGAGGAAGAAGTCCCTCGACGCCGAGAAGTTGAACTGAGCAACGATAACGCTCGCATCACCGGCAGTTCCTGCCGAAGAATACGAGAACGCAGGCAGATCAATATAAGCCCTAGCGTTGCGAACAACACCAGCAGGCCTAAACGTCAGCCAATCCGTTAGATTCATGTCGCTCATACAGAGTAGTGTCTAGCGTGCAACTGGAACTTCTGGCACAACAAGTGTGTCGGTTGTCTTACAGGAAGACATCGTGCAACACACAATCAGCATCAGCAAGCAAACACCAGCGTTCGTTTTGAGGTTCCCAAACATATAGTTCAATATTTTGTTGATCTTTTGTTACTGCGATTAAAACTGTATCATGGCCACCATCCGACACCGCGTTGACGGGCTTACTGCCAATAGACATCCGCACTTCGAATGCTCCAGCGGTAACATCAGCGTTTCGATCACGTTTGCGATTACTCCGCAAAAACTTCGCAATAGCCTCCATCGTGAACTCTTCGCACATTCCGCTAACGGGCTCATACACGAAATCATTCGCAAATTTCCACTTCCTCCAGAATTCATTCCAGTCATCTTCAATGAAATCCTTGGAGAAGACAAAGACATCATTCGATCTGACCATGAACGGAAAGCGCGGAAACTGATTCGCGTCAAAGATCAGGTTTTTGATTACATCAAGTGTCGTTATCATTTCGTATCTTGTTTCAGCAATTCCATATTCAGAGCTTCGCCAATCTGGAGCATTCTTGCATCGGGCACAAAATATCCATCACGTTCCGCTTTTATTTTCGTCCCTTTTTTGACTCGTAGAATTTGTTTGTCCGAGTCTAGCACCCTGTATCTCTGACAGCCGCTTGTCAAAGTAATCATTGATGCTACGAGAATTACCAGAACCAATCGCATTGTGAAGTTCTGCTTCATACTTGCTCATCAACTCTTGCTTTGTATCAACATGACTGACACGTCGTTTCCAATACCAGAGCACAAACCCCAGTATTGGAACGACGATGCCAGACAATATGAGAGTAGTCGTCACTTACTTGTTATTCACGTCTTCGGATGACTTATCATTATCACGGGCGAAAATCAATCCGAAGCCGGCGGTAAGTGCTGCAACAGTCGACGCCCAGTCAGGATTCGTCATGGTGTTGCCGTCCAGCAATAGTTGCGCGGCGCTTGCGACTGCGGCAATGATTGCTGCAATACCACTTCCAGTTGTTTTCCATGATGTGTTTTTCATATGTTTTATTTTACTGACCACCAAACAATTTGCTCAATCCTGCAAAGATACTACCAGATCCAATACCGGCACCAGCAGCAATTCCAATCAGTTTCTTCTTATCGCCTTCTAAGGATGACACACGATTTTCAATAACTGTATCACGAGCATCTTTAGTATTGCGATATCTTTGAGTATCTTCAATATGGCATTTCAACAGCGTATGTATTTCTGTGATTACAGAATCTGTTGAATGTTTGTCGTATTGGTCTGGCATAGTATTATGAAGGTTGCGTGACGTTTTCGATTAGGTCGAGGTCGGCATAGGTCACTTGAGAAAGTCCGGCTTGTGTGCGCGACGATACTTTTCGCGCACGGCAGGAGCTGGTCCCTTGTTTGGTGACGTGATTTGTTCCCACTCGCGAAGGCGTTTGCGGTCAGCCTTCACGTCGTCGTCGGACTCGGCCTCAAGTCTAGCTTGCTCAACGTCCCAGTCGCGCACCTCGGCATCGGGAATGCGGCGTTTCCAAACAAACTTCTCGCCCGTGATCTGCTCCAGCTTACGCGCCATCGCCGAGAGGTGCAGCCACTCCTGCTCGCCGGTGAAGAGGTTTTTATGGTGGATGACGATGGGCGTCTTGTCCCCCGCGTCCACGCTGGCGGGCGCGGGGCTGCTGGCGCGGGCGTGCGGTGAAATCTGTGTGACGTTGCCCGCGCCGTCC